CGGAGAAGTTGAGTCTCGCCTACTTGCTTGGAAAAGATTACAATCATATCCAAGCGGACATTATCTTGTCCCCCGCGTATGAAATAGCGGCGGTGACGGGAATGGGTGCCGGGAAGACTTATGCACTATGCGTCGCGGCGTTACGGCATGCAGCGAAGTGGCCCGGCGCAAACATCCTGGTATCCCGACTGACGTATCGGGAGCTGATCGATTCAACGAAGCGCCAGTTCTTCGAGATGGTGGAATCCAAGAAACTGCGTGAGTTGTTTATAAAGCCCGTCCGTTGGGACTATCGGGAGGGGACGAACCATTGTCGGCTCGTGAACGGCTCCGAGATACACTTTACGAACCTGGAGCCGGGTAAGCTGGACAAGATCAAGAACCTCGAGTATTCCTTGATCGCCGTCGATCAGGCCGAAGAAATCGACTATTCGACCTATCAGATCCTCCTTCTCCGTTGCCGCCTGAACGCGGTGCCGCCAAGCGAACGGCACGTGATAAGCATTGCCAACGATGAAGGCGACAACTGGATCAGACGCCGGTTTCTCACGTTCGAGCCTCCACATGGACGCCCGACAGCTCAAGCAACTCGGCATCTACTTCGTGGTAGCTCCTTGGACAATCCACACTTGGATGAAGGAGCCCGGGCACAGTTGCTCTCACTGCCCCCCGAGGTTCAGTCCCGTTATGTCTTCGCTACGATGGCGGCGGGCAGTACACGGCTCTTACCTGACTTTCAGATCATCGAAGCCTTCGAGCCACCGGCCCATTGGCCTCGTTTCCTTGGTATTGATCCCGCTCGTTCTACTGGCGTTACGTGTGCAATTTGGATTGCGGTCAATCCGGATAAAGACCCGTTCCGAGGCGTGAAGCCCAACGCTCCCTATATCTACCGGGAGTATTGGTCGGAAGGCCGGGAGGCAGAAGTCCATGCGAAAGCGATTGAAGAACTTACGGGACCGTATCGGTGTAGCGGTCGTATTATGGATCGTACTGCATGGTCGGCTACCCTCCTGTCTAAGAAAAAGGGCATTATCTCGGTTGCTGGACTCTATGTCGGATCCGGGCTTGGTGTGGCTCCCTCATCCGGAGACGAGTGGGCACGAGTGGGCCTTTTTTTGGAAGCTCAGCGACGTGGACTGGTCGTGGCGAATACTTGTACCAATCTCTTGCGTCAAGGACCGGAATACCGCGTACGCGGTCAAGCAATCTTCGACCATACTGGGGTGGCAAAGAACCTTAAGATTGTTGGTAAGCAACACTTCCACAGTGTGGACGCAGCAGGCTATGCTTTTGGAACGATACCGACCAAAGTGGTTGCGGTCGATATAAGAAAGACCACAGAAGTCTACGAGATCCCTGACCACCTAGACCGCGCCTCTCAGATGCACTGGATCGAGGACCGCAAGCAGTTCGCCAAACTGAAGGGAGGCCAGCCGGTTATCACGGAAGGTTTCGATGAGGCGGAATTCCACTCTGACGATATCCCGCCGGGATATAGGAGGTATGATGAAATCGAAGGCGACGAAAGGTACTAAGTTAAAGAAGGTCGAAATAGAATGGGTTGACGCAACTGCACATGCTGGATGGGTAGATCGTGGTGAGTTATGGGGAAAGCCTCTTATGCGGATTGCTACAATTGGATATCTTGCCGCAGAAAATAAATATGAATTGCGGCTCGTTCGAGACCGCTGCTTAACTCCAGGACAGGATCAACTTGGAGATCTTTTTATAGTCCCAAAGTCGTGGGTAAAGAAGATTAGGATTCTGTAATGAGATGGCCGGGTCAGGCCGACCTTGAGATCAAAGTAGCAACACTAGTGGCACAGCTTGCGGCCGAGGTGGATCGCCGCGACCGAGCCGAGTTGGAGCTCTCCCGATTGAGGGAAGACTTCAACGAACTAGTCAAGTTGACAAGTGGACGAATCCCTCCAAAGCTGGCACCAGACTTTGGCGGTAAAGACCCGTTCGGTGAAGACGAGTCCATACCGGAGACGTTCTTAACGCCCGATCCTGACGAGCTGGAGATGGCAGCGGGAGAGCAGGCGGTAGAACTGATCGCACAGGCTAATGGCTGAACCTAAAGACGCGAACACGAAAGACCAGAACATGCTTCGGGAGCTCAAGCGTAGGCTCTCGAACCGGCGCTGGATCATTGAGCGGGCGTGGTGGGGAAATCTACTCTTCTATCTTGGACAGCAGTGGATTATCTATGACCAGCACTCGAGGCGCTGGAAACAGCGTCGGCTCAGTCCGTCAGTACCTACGCCTGTTACTAACTATTTTCGATCTACAATTGATACCGTCAAGTCGGCGATTGCACAGCATGATCCCCGCTATATTGGTGTGCCCTCGCGGGATGATGCACGAGCTGTGGCTGCCGCGGCAAGTACTGACCAACAGCTACAGGTCATTCTCAAAGAGGGTCGATTTGATCTGTGCCGAGCTCGGATGCTCGACTGGCTCCTCCTTACAGGAAACGCTTTCCAGGAAGTCAGTTGGGATAACAGCGACGATACCGGCCTCGACGCCGTCCCGTTGGAAGTCTGTGAGCAAGGCCATACGTTCAAGGCTGACCAACTAGACCCGAACACTCCGGTATGCCCGAAGGACGGCTCCCAGTTGATGGAGTCGGCGACAGAATACGAATGGATGCCCCGTGGGGAAATACGGTTTGACAGTGTTTCTCCCTTTGAGATGTATCTGGATCCCGTAATTGAGACGTTTGAGCATCAGCCCTTCGTGATGACCATTCAGTCTTATACACAGGAGCAGATCAAGCAGAGGTGGGACAAAGATGTTGAAGGCGGAGCCGTCGGTTCCATTGAATCGCAATCCATGGTACACAAAGAGTCGATCTCCGCTATCGCGCCGGGATTTACACCTGGCTCTCCATACGGCACGTCCGCGGGTGGTGATTTCACTATGCACCGCGTCATCGTCTTTAGAGCCTACATTAAAGAACATAAAGAATATCCTGATGGCGCTTACATCTGCATGACCGACCGCGGGAAACTCCTCGAGAAGAAGACGCCGTATCCTTGGCGCACTCGGGGAGGCGCTGGCCGCAAATACTTCCCGATCACTCATTACCGGTTTGGGACTGTAAGTGGTCGGGCGTGGGGCTTCAGCCCGGCGGATGACCTGCTCCCGAAGCAGTATCAGCTTAACAAAGCTGAGTCTCTAATGACGCTGATTATGAGCCGGATGGCTAACCCCATTTGGCTGATTCCTGCTAACACGAATCCTTCGCGGATCACGGGCGAGATTGGAGTCCAGATTGAGTATACCCCAGTCGGAGGTGCGGCGCCAAGTCGTATTCCTGGAGCAGAAGCTCCGCAGTCGCTTGTCAAATATATCACCGATATCCGACAGAGCTTTGATGAACTTAGCGGAGCGTTTGCGGCCGTCCGTGGCCGAAGCATGGGATCACGCACTCCTGTTGGGACTGTTCAGAGCCTACAAGAGCGCGGGTTCGGTCGATGGGCTACTGTATTCAATGAATTGGAACTCGGCTATCAGGATATCGCCAAAAAGGCGCTCGAGACGTGGCGAGACAACGCATACTCCCCCCGAGTACTCGCGCTCAAAGATGCTATTGGTGGCTTCACCTTTAAGGAGTTCCAAGGCGCTGACTGGGATGATGGCGTCGACGTAATGGTCGAAGCAGGCTCCAGCCGTCCCCAGACTCAGAGTGAGAAGATGCAGATGTACATGCAATTGGGTCAGGTCGGCGCCTTGGACTTCGCTGACGAGGCCCAGAAGATCAAGATGCTTGAAGACCTTGGTATGCTGAACATGCGACCCGGCGTGGAAGAGGACACGAAACACGCCTACAAGGAAAACGCGGAGTTCATGCAATGGGCGAGACAGGGCAAGGATCAACTGGCGAATATTCAGGATCCTCAGCAACAGCAAGTGGCTGCGATGCAGATGGCTGCTGGGATCCCGGTTCACGTTCTGCCATTAGTAGACGACCATGCGGTGCATTTCTTGACCCACCGCCGCCTGGCCCTGACGGAAGAGTTCCAGACCTTGCCACCGCCTATCCAGCAAGCATGGTTCATGCATATGATGCAGCACAAGGCAGACGTTATTGCGTCAAAGATCCTCAAGATGCCTATGGGCCCTGTCCAGCCCGGATCTCCAGTCAGTTCTGGGAGCGGTTCGGGGGCTCCCGGGGCTTCTCCGGGATCAGGCAGCCCGCACGCCGCACCGACTAGACAGATGCAAGGTGGACAAAGTAATCCAAGCCCCAGTGGTCATAACCAAGGAGCGAAGTAATGGCAAAAGGTGACGGCGACAGAGAGTGTGAGACCTCTAAGGCGGTAAAGGAACTACAGAAGAAGGTTCCGCCCGTTAACGATAAGGGCGTCCCGATTCATACGTTCAGCGTTCCGGGTGTTAACCGGAAAGCGGGAACTCCTGGTTGGGCGAAAGGCCCAGCAACTGCGGCGGCTAAAAAGGCAAAGTAGTTATGCCGATTACCAAGTACGATAAGTATTTTGGTGGTAAGGGTGGCGCGTCCAAGGCTAAAAGCGCTATGGCTAAGGAATACGGCTCTAAGAAGGGCGAGCAGGTATTCTACGCGACTAAGAATAAGAAGAAGTCTTCTGGTGGCTTTGGAGTCAAATAGTGGGTATCCAGAATCAACCTGGTAGGGGCATGATGGTCGGTATGGGTCAGCGCCAGCCGTCTGTGCTACAGACCCCGAATGCCGGACCAACCGCGCCATTCCAGTTTGTTGACCAGTCCGGGGTCCAGCCGCCTACGAACGTGGGCTTTGCTGGTCGGCCGGGTGCGGTTCAACAGGCG